CTATCCTACATGTACGTGACCTCTTGCAGAAAGACCCTGGATCTCCCTCAGCAACTTATTCTCAGCTCTTAGAGCAATCAACTCTTCATACATAACTTGATCACCCTTTGCTGGAGCCTCAGATGTACCTGATGCGCCATTTATCAATTCAGTAGGTTTGACTCCCAACACCTCTGCCATTTTCTCCACCATACCCAGGGACAAATCATTTCCTTCCATTATTGCCTCTACCTCTGAACGAGACACATTAAGCATAGAAGCAAGTTTAATTTCCCCTATGCCTTTTTCTTTTAAAATAGCTTTTACCTTTAATATATTCAGCAATGATGTTTTGTTTTCTTCTACAGATGAAGAAAACAACTTAAAGAAATCATAATTAAGAGCATTGCATATCTCAACCAACTTATCAGAATCGATTGAAGATTTGGATAGAACACGATTGACATTTTGATTAGGAATGCCGATTCTACGCCCAAACTCAGACTTAGTAATACCTAACTCATTGATTCTTTGCTCAATAGCTAGACCAACATTAATAGTTTTGTTCATAATATCAATCACTTTAAATTGTTAATATCAATCAATATAGCTTATTACTTCTTAAATAAACAATCATTTCTGATTATTTTCAAGCTAAAATGATTATCTTTGCACCGTAAAGTTAGTAAATAAATAAATAAGTACCAAATAAATTTGAAGAAAAATGAAGAATGAAGATAAAAAAGTTCCAGATGCGCCTAAAAGGCTATGGGTTCGAACAAATTCTTTGATACATGACACAGGCTTAACGGCTGTAGGAAATGTTTCATACAGAGAATATTGGATCGGACACAAAAATAAGGTTCCAAAGAATATAAGACCTTGGAGTTATGAGGAAGAAGAGGAATATACCAGCCTCAGCCGATCTTGGCATAAAGCAAAGGAAGTTCCAGAAGATTTGCACACCTTTATCATCGGTGTTTCCAAAAACTTCACTCATCCAGTACTCATCAACTTGAAAGAATCATGCATACATACGTTTTATGATGCTCTCAACATAAGCGATAAGATGAAATGGAACGGAATCATTCGCAAAGATTTTCGCTTCGCTTACTGGGCTTACATCAAGGACTTAGTTCCTACCACAGAGGAAGGAGGCGTAAAATGAAAAAGAATAAAGCTCTATTCCTCGATATTATGCTCAATAACAGATTTGTATGCACACTGAAATACATGTATTGTCCATTGTTCGTGATAAGATACGAGGCGTTAATAAAGTTTGTTCTCGATAAGAGGCCATCTTTGAAAGGCAAACCATTCAGAATAATGTTTTGAAACAACAAACGAAACAAAGCGTATGAAAAAGATAATGTTCAATGACCGATATGGTCTCACCGAAGCAGTTCTAGATGGTCGCAAGACTCAGACAAGAAGAATCGCTTATAAAGAGCCTTTCAAGTATTACTGCAATTGCGGTTTCTATACGGAAGGAAAAGACAAAGGCAAACTCGCCATCAATGATGGAAATGAGATTGTAGCAAAGTCCACTTATAAAATAAGTGAAGTCGTAGCAGTCGCACAAAGATACAGCGATATTCCGTATATCAAAGAACTACACCCAAGGATAAATACTTCCGAAGGATGGGGAAACAAGATGTTTGTGAAGTCTGATTTGATGCCTCATCAAATTAAAATTACCAAAATTTGGTGTGAAAGACTACAGTCCATCAGCACCGATGACTGCATGAAGGAAGGAATCTTCTGTAGCCACATCGATGGAATTGATGATGCTTATTCATACGATGCCACAAATGATAGTTTTGCGAAGAAATGGTGGTACAGAACTCCTATCGAAGCATACAAGATGCTTAGCTGTAAACTTCACCTCCATTGGGACAGCAATCCTCTCGTTTTTGTTTACGATTTCAAACTAGTAAAATAATAATTAAAATCAAGCAATATGTCAGAAGAAAAAGTACCACTCAGACCTCAGATCAGAGAATTGGAGCTGGGTAAATCAATCAGTTTTCCTATCAGGAGAATGAGAACGATCAAGACAACCTGCTCGGAATTAGGTGTAATTTACTGTCGTAAGTTCAAAACCAAAATCAACCGGGAGAAAGAGATCATCACAGTTACAAGAACAAAATAAAAACAATAGTCATGAACGAAGTAGTACAAATCCAGTTTGCAGATAAGATGCTATCCTTTGATACATTCCTGTCAGCCATACGTAACGTTGTGAAAGAAGAAGTCTGCAAGGCTGTGGGTAAACGTCCGTTCCTCACACAAGCCAAGGCATACGACATCTACGGAAGAAAAAACGTAGAGCGATGGAAACGTGAAGGAAAGGTGAAGGATTTTGCAAGAGGCAGTAATGGCAAGATTACTCGCCACGAATACAAAGTATCAGAGCTGGAAGCCTGTGCCTGCCAAGTTCAAGACTATCTGTGTCCAAAATAATATTTCACTTTTAGGATAGATATTCAAGGCTGATATTGATTAGTACAAATTATGCGAAACTATGGTAGGTAACAGTTGCTTTGCCCATTGGGGGCGATGTTCAAGTTATAACGTTTAAATTACTTAGTTCTGGGTGTTAATCAAAAAAGACTGCGAAGAAGGACTAAGCAGCCGGGCACGGGGTTCGAATCCCTATACCTACCGCAAATATAAACAATATAAAAAGATAAAGTTATGAAAACAATTAAGATCTTCTTCTGCATTGCCATCTGGCTAGTCCTTGGATGGCTTTGCCTCAGTAAACTCTCTCAGGGCATTCATGATGAGAATCTCATTTCACAGATGCCTCAGAGCACCTATGATGAGATAGTAGATACTCTTACAACTCGCAATGGCTTTCAGCCTACCGAGCATCAGATAGTAACTTACTATTATGAGCGATTCCAGAAGTAATAGCTATGCAGCTCGCAAGTGCCTCCTCTGCCATGATGGGCGTAACTGCATCAATGGCAAGTTTTGCCTTAAGCACAAAAGATACGTGGAGCATCAGAAGAAACTGCCATGTGAATAAAATAGATAAACTAACCATCCTGCAAAGGATATAAAAGAAGAGAATATGAAAGAATTTAAATTGTTTGCAACTTTAATTCAAGTTGCGTTTATTGTTATGAAGTTATGTGGTGCTATTCACTGGTCATGGCTATTGGTTATTTCACCAATTTTGCTATATTTTGTATGGATGGCTTTCAGAATCGTTCTCTCGGTTTTTTACGTAGAACACGAAATCAAAAAGAGTCGAGAGAGTTTCCGTAACAGAATGGACAAACTAAAAAGATTACAGCAAGAGCAACAAGAGGCAATGAACAAAAGAAAAAAAGAACTGGAGGAGATAAGAAATGAACAAAGAAAAAGCTATTGAGTATATTAAACGTGCCAAAGAGCAGCTATCTTATGATTTGCTTACAATTAGGCTTTGTGAAATGGCTCGCAATAATTTAGAGAAGGCACTTAAAGAGTTGGAGGGCAATATGGAACAGAACAACAAACAGACAATGCCAGACTTCGAACTTGGAAGCCTTTACGTCTTCAAAGAAGAAGACGAGGATGGAGAATTGACCATCATCGGCCAACTCATCGCCAAGAACGAGAGCGAAGACACATTGACATTTGGCAATCAGTATGAGATTGAGACCGAGAACTTTGTTACCGATCAGGCATTTGACCTTCGCATCAGCATACACAAGGAACTGCGAGAAGCGACAGAGGATGAAGCCAGCTTGTTCCAAGAGGCTTACACTCTCTGGAAAAAGAGCAAGGAGCAGCCATCGTTCAAGCCTTTCGACAAGGTGCTGGTACGTAACAGAGGTGTACACAAATGGAGACCAGCTATCTTCGTACAAACACGTATAGGTGAATCCCCATACAAGTACAACGCTTTGCTATTATCTACTGGGCACGTAGGTGACTTTACCCAATGCATTCCATACGAAGGAAATGAGAAACTGGCATTCACAGCTATCCCATTCTAGGTAAACAGAGATGTGGTTTTTATATAATTTCAATCATTATGGAATCAGAAAAAGCAAAGTCAGACCGCATAGCCAGGCAGCGAGAATACTATCTTAAGCATCGTGATAAAATGCTCGCCTATTCTCGCAAATACATCAAGGATCATCCCGAAAAGCAAAAGCTATATCGGGAAAATGCAGCCAAGAAACGAGCCAACGGCACTGGATATTATCAGAGATACTATCAGCGCAACAAAGAAAAATTGCTGGAAAAATCTAAGAGCTGGAGACAGAATCACCCCGAAAAGGTGAAGGAATACCAGCGCAGATACTACCAGAAGAAAAGAGCAGCAGCAAAGAAAGAAAAGAAGATAATGCTGAATACAGATATAGATAAGGCAAAATCCCTCTTCCGTGATCCTTCTAAGACTGTTCACCTACAGTGGCTCCTGGAACACTACAGAAACAAAAGTAAGCAATATGAATCACGCTAGTTTATTCAGCGGAATCGGTGGTGCTGAGGTCGCGGCATCCATGATGGGATGGCAGAACCTCTTCCATTGCGAGATACAAGAGTTCCCTCGCAAGGTGCTCCAATACTGGTTCCCAAATTCAGAAAGTTATGAAGACATTACCAAAACAGACTTCCATCAGTGGCAGGGAAAAGTCGATGTTCTCACCGGAGGATTCCCATGCCAGCCTTTTAGCGTTGCCGGCAGAAGAAAGGGAGAAGACGATAACCGCTATCTCTGGCCACAGATGCTACGAGCGATTCGGGAGATTAAGCCCACTTGGATCGTTAGTGAAAACGTTGCTGGAATCCGAACTATGGTGGAGCCCGGCCAAGAGACTAAAGTGGGACGCACAGACAATCTCTTCGAAGAGAATTACATATACAGAGAGGAAAGCAGGTTCACACTCGAAAAAATCTGCCAGGATCTTGAAGCAACAGGATATTCCGTCCAACCGCTTAATATTCCAGCTTGCAGTGTCGGAGCACCACACAAAAGAGAACGCATCTGGATTGTTGCCCACCGTACAGACTCAAGGGCTGAAACGCTGCAACAAGAAAGGAAAAACAGAGTTCATTCCTCTAGATCTCCTTTCTACGCCTACAGCAACCGACAAAGGAAGTGGAAGAATAAACAAAAGTCCTTCTCCAGGTGCTGCAGAACGTCCAACCTTGGCTCTTGCCGCAATACAAGGACTCTTGCCGACTCCTTGCGCCACAGAAGCAACAAAGTTCACAAAGACCTTCAACCCAAATTCTCAGATGGGAAAAAGTCTTACGGCATTGGCAATCAGTGGAATGATACCTTCTCCATCTTCCAAAAAGAAGACTTCTGGAAAGACTTTCCAACTCAATCCCCTGTATGTAGAAGAAATGATGGGATTCCCTTTGATGTGGACCGCCTTACCATTTCTTTCCCTAAATGGCGAGCAGAATCAATAAAGGCCTACGGCAATGCATGGGTCCCTCAGGTGGCCTACAAGATATTCCGGGCTATTGAGGCAGAAGAAAAGAAATAAGATAGTAAATTCTATATTCCAAATAAAAGAAACAGCAAATGAAAACAGATGGCTACATTCTTACTCCAGAGCTGCTGCAGTGGCGTTACTTTCATCGTCCGGTAGTGGTACAGGTGCTTATCTACGTGCTCCTGTCTGCCACCCACAATGAGGCTTCCGCTGCTACGCTCTCCTTACGTCTGTTGGCTGATCGGCTCCATACCTCGGTCAAGTCTATCCGCTGTGCCATCGATGTTCTCATACAGGAGCGAATCATCACAAAATGCAGCTCACCTAAAGCCTCAACCATCGTGTATGTTAACAGTTCGCATCCCCTCTCCCACTGCATCCTACCATACCAAAACCCACTAGGGGCACAGAATGGGGCACTCTTTAGGGCACAGAATTGGGCACAATCAGGGGCACAGATTTTAACTTCGCAAGTTACTGATACACAAGATTGTGCAGCGTATCTTCAAGATAACAAGGGCACAGATAGGGGCACGATTAAGGGCAAAGATGGGGCACGCTCTAGGGCACACCCTAAACAAGGGGCACACCAAAAGGCACAGTCTAGGGCACAGATTAACAATCCCGAAACCCCTTTAAATAAAGGTGATTCCGAAGATTCAGCCGAAGTTGAGGGCACAGATAGAGGCACAATCAGGGGCACAGATGTAAGAGGAAAGAAACAAATAAAAGAAAACATTTCCCCCGAACCCCCTATAAAAGAAAACAAACAAAGAAAGGAGAAAGCCCACACCCACACACAAAAAAAAGAAAAAGAAAAAAAGTCGCTGGATCCGGAAGTTCAGTTCTCGGAAGTGCTAAGACTCTTCAATCGCCTCTTTCTGGGCACGCAGGTCAAGCCTATCTCAAAGATGACTCCCGACCGCAAGAAGATGGTAGCCAAGTTTATCTCAGACTATTCCTTCGAGGATATAGAACCGATGCTTCGCAAGGCTCTCAACTCCGATCTTCTCTCAGGGCGCAAGGATGGTGGATGCTATATCTCCTTCAACTGGCTCTTCAATCCGAAGAACTACGAGGCTCTGATGGAAGGAACCTTCGACAATCCTACAGTTGTAGCCTCAGCCGGGAAGAAGCCTCAGCATTCAAGTTCTCCACCACCTTCTCCTCCACAGCCTCAACGCGAGGAGACCAACGAGGAAATAGAAGCTCGCCTCAGAATGAAGGAAGAACGCAAGAAGGAACAGGAAAAAGAACAGACCGAAGCACTCAAGCAGAAGTATCTAGGCTGGATAGAAGCCGCCAAGAAGAATCCGAATGGTTCCATGGCAAAGATGGTAAAAGATGCCTACAAGAATGGCACTCTAGCCAAACTGGGCATCGTTTGGAATCCATCGGTGGCAGAAGAAGAACAGTCACTGGCCGACTTGGATGATAAGACACAGAGTTATGTCCAGTCGATCCTCAGGGACTAAGATACAAGTAACAAACAATTTAATTCATACGATTATGGACAGACAAGAATTAATCGACCGCCTCAACGGCAATTATTCTGAACACACCAAGAAATCTGCTACCAAACAGAAGAAGGTGCAACATGAAGGGCAGCTACAGATAGCTTGTGTACGCTGGTTCCGTCTCCAGTACCCGGCTTATGCCTCTCTCCTCTTTCATCCCAAGAATGAGGCTGATGGCGCTACCAGTGGCAAAAAGATAGCCATCAACGCTGCATCAGGAGTTGTGCCGGGCGTTCCAGATCTCATCCTGGCTCTCCCTTCATACAAGAATGGCAAAAACGGAGCTCTCAACAGGGGTACAGAAGTATTCTACGGCTTGGGCATCGAACTGAAGTATGGTAAGACAAACAATCAGACAGCTCATCAGAAACGTTTCCAGGGCTACTGGCAGTGTGCTGGCTATAAATACGCTCTCTGTCGCTCTCTGGAAGACTTTATCAATGTAGTTCGCGACTACATGCTTTCAGTTGATTTAGGCATCCTTAAGAATATAACATCTTATCACCTGAGTGACGATGATACTGAGCACAACAAACAAGTATTAAACAAAATCATTAAAAACAAGAAGTAATATGGAAATCGGATTCATCATCATCATGCTGTGCCTTGTAATGATGGCCAGCACATTCATCTATCTAGTTTACACTCACCGCAATCGCTCTTGCAAGAGCTGCAAGTTTTTCCGGCCTACAGCAAACAGTAAGTATAGCGGAACATGCAACGGCTTCGGCCATCATCGCTTCCACTGGGAATATTGTGGGGAATGGAAACGTAAAACTACCAAACAGGAGGATGAACTATGATAGGATATGAAAATGTAGACGAACAGAAACTACTCGGACTGTTCTACAGCGAAGGAACCTTCTCTGCAATGCCTCTTCTCAAAGACAACAAGGTTTTTGCTACTGATGGCCACAAGGCTATCTACGTCAATGCAGAAGTCTGCCAAGGCGAGTATGAGAAAACAAAACGGTTTAACATCGAATTGCCACCTGAAGAGCAAGAACTGAATATTCCTCTGTTAAGCATACAGAAGGCATACGATTCTCTGCCAAAAGTAGAGGAATATGATTTAGAAGATTGCAACGAATGTAATGGTACAGGTTCTGTAGAATGGGAGTATCTAGACAAGAAAGGGAATACCCATTATAAAGATTTTGACTGTCCTTCCTGCGATGGTTTTGGTTTTTTCAAGCGAAATATCAGAAAATGCATTGAACCAGAATATAATGCAGTCATAGAACTGGATGGATTCTTTATTAATAATAGTCATATAAAAGCAATAATTGATGCTCTATTGCTTCTTGGAAAAGATCACATTACACTTGTCTCAAAAGCTAAAGAAGATAGCGTGGTTAATGCATACTTCCGTATTGACGAGAACATCACTATCTTAATCTCTCCGTATTGTGATTATGATGAGGAAGATGCTGATGCAAAGGTTGAACTTTAAAATCATACATCTATGGGCAATTACATCAAACAAAACCTGATGCAGCCAACACCATCGGTTGCTGATCAGGAGAAAATGAGAATGTGCAAATTCTGTGTACATAGCCACATCAGCGACCTCGGCTATAACCATTGCTGGAAGTCAGATAGTGCTAATTATAACGGAGATTCCCCTACAGGCGTCTGCTGGGCTTTCAGAGACAATCGGATATGGAAACCCTATTATTTCTCTAGACTCATGTCTAGCTACAGGGGGAATATCTGCTGGGTAAGACCGATTTACAGCTCTTCTACAAAGAGAAAGAACCGTATTATTCAATACGAAATCATCGACCCAGTAGCCTCAACAATAGATAAAGTTTCCCCCAAGGAGTTCGCTAGGGATTACATTCCAGCCACTTCTGGCTCCAAGCCTCCACATACTATGAAGGAGTATGAGAAATGGGACACCTATTGTTTCGGTGGCTACGATCCACAGCTTTCTGAAAAACAGGAGGCAAGAAATTATCATGAAGCCAACTGGCAGCAAATCCTTGCTCAGGAAGCAATAGAAGAACAATTAAGGGAATAAAAGCCCACCGTTCCCAGCGATTCTATCGTTGGTCCCATAAAAATATGTAAAATATCAAAGCAAGAATATGGAAAAGACAATTTATATACCAGGTGATTTGGTTATGACCAACGGCATTCCTATCGGAACCAAAAAGGGCATCGTTTACCAGGTCACAGAAAGTAATGCTGAAAAATATAGAGCAGTGGAAGATGGAAATGCATTCACTGAACTGAAAGGTTCTGTCACTCTTTCCAACCAAAAAGGAAAAAACATTGAAGATGATGGATTTCTATTTTGTGATAGTGGTGCATGGGTGAAGGATATTGTTCCCATCCCTCTCACTCCTTCCATCCTAGAGAAGAACGGATGGAAGAATGATGGTTATGATTGTTATAAGTTGCCAACAAAAAGAGCTTATCTGTATATAATAAAAGATACAAAAGTGAATGATGAGTTCTTAGTGTGTGTTAGTTTAGAAATGCACAACTTGGCAAGTGTTAGCTTCGTTCACGAACTTCAACACCTTCTTTACGGATTGAAAATCAACTCAGAAATGGAGATATAAGCGTATGACAAAGGAAGAATATGAAGAAATGTGTAACACCATCGACTCCGTAGGCAAATACTTCAATTCCATCGAAGAGCTTACCATAATCAGAGATCTTGTAGAAGAAGTTGATGCATCAAACGAAATGTCTATACTAATAAGCCCTGTAAAGCTGGATATATCCCTCCAGGGAATAAGCAGTGATGGAAACGAAGACATCACCAAGTATCTCGATGCAGAAACAATCCTCTACATCAGAAATGCTATCCTCCGAAGATTAAATGGCCGTATCGCATTCTTAGAAAATCAGATAGAAAACATTAATTACACCAAACGTAAAACAAAGAAAAAGTAATGAAGATTCATTTATGGCAAGCCTCATCTTGCGCAGCAGATGAGCATGAGATAGGATGTTATCCTCGTCCTTCATTCAAGCCGAAGCCTGAGCTTCCGGCAGGAACAATACTCACTGTCAAGGAGAAATGGCAAAACTTCTACGGAGTATACTACAGCTGCTATCTCCCAGACGAAATGAAGGACAAAGGATATTCTATCCCTTACTACGACATTCCTTCCGACAAAGCAAAGGTAATAGAACTATAATTATTTTAAATATTTACAATTATGGAAGTAACAACATTAAAACAGTACATCGGTACAAAAATGGTGAAGGCAGAACCAATGGCAAAATCTGCTGCAGTAGCTAAAGGTTGGGCAAGACCATCATCAGAAGGAAACGAAGACGTTCCTGGTTATCACGTCCAATACACGAACCCAGATGGCAGTACCTACGATTCATGGTCCCCTAAGGATGTGTTCGAAAAGTCATACCAGGTAGCAGAAGACTTTAAGGACCGTCTCATTATTGAGCTCAAGGAGTTGAAAGAACGTTTTAATAAACTCGAGGCTTTCATGAATAAGAATGATTACGACAAGGTCGTTGAAAAATGCGGAACTATTCAGACAGCATTCATTATTTCTCAATATCATGCAATGAGACATTACTACGATATTTTAAGAACTCGTATTGAATTGTTGGAGGATTTTCCAGACAAGAAATAAGTGTGAACAATAAAAAATACAATTATGGAAGTAACAATAACATTAATTATCTGCCTCAGCGTGGTCTTCATTATCACGCTAGGCATCGTCTCTTGCACGTTAAGAGACAAGAACTTCAAAGTTCGCTTCGATGACAGAAACAAGCGTTTAAGTCGAATTATTCAAGAGCAGCGTGATGAACTTATCAAATACAGAGAGGCTATCAAGAAAAATGATACCAATCTAGAAAGATCTCTAGAGGTGTTAGCTTCTGCTTCCGATACTGTCAACAAAAAAATATCTCGGTTGAAAGATACGGAAGAACTTTTAGCAATGGTCAAGGTCGAACTTGGAGATTTGAATTTGGGAACAGATAAGATTTCTAAGAAAATGGATGAAGCTATTCGGTCATTCTCTTCATGCGTAAAGAAAATTGAGAATAATAATGAGGTATCATTCAAACACTTTGAACAATATCTTGTCAATCGTCCTTCATACCTCTCTAAGGAAGAGAAGAAGCATTTTAAGGAATACATGCAATCATGTGCTAGAGGCTATACATTTATTAGCAATATGCCAAACAAAATGGACTTAGATTTTGTTTGTGTTGAAGATGTAGATAAAGCACTTGAATTTGTAGGTAGAGACCAATGGGATTTATTATACATTAAATGCCCATCAGAAGAAGAATATGCCAATGGACAGAATACAGAACGAAATCAGTAAACTTCGTCATGAGCAGCATTTGCATGAAAGACTGCAAGAAGCCCAACTTCGACAGATTAAGCGTGAGCACGATGGTCTTCACAAGTGGATTACCATTAAGCCAAATCTCAGGCTCCTCTGCCGGTTAGACGAACATGGCAAACTCCTCCCTATAGAACAGGAGCGCATCAATAAGATTAAGAAAACATTAGGCATCAAGTAATATGAGTGAACAGGCAGCCCTCGCATTTCGTAAGCTAGTAGCTTCCATGCGAACTTTAGAAAAGCAGTATTGGGCACACAGAGATAAAGGCGTCCTACGCAAATCCATTGAACTGGAAAAGCGAGTTGACGAAACCATCATGAAGGTTGAACCAAAAAACGTACCGCAAACTGACAATGGGAACTTCTTTATCCTGGTAGCTGAACTTCGGGTGGCAACTAAGCAGTATTTCTCTGAGAAGAAGAAGCCTGAGCCTGACAAAGAACTGGTAAAGACTCTCTTTAATACCATCAAGGAGAAGGAAGCAAAGATTGATAAGCAACTCATCCATTTTCAGGAAGAAGACTTTCGCAAACAAGGCTACACCATTCAGTACCACGTCATGGAACGTCCATACAAATGCCCTCCTCATAGCCTCTTCCAGTCAACTGATGAAGAACTGGCGAATGTGATGTTTAATGATTACATACGAAATCCCACACCCGGTACAATGATCTTCAGGATGAAAAAGTATATCGGCAAGGATGGAAAACCTCTCTCAGACGAAGAAATCAATAAAATATTGTATAACAAATAAAAAACAAAGAATTATGAAAAAATCAGAAAAGAAAGAAGAGTCTGCACAAAATGTTGCAGTCAAAGTAAACAAAGCAACAGAAAAAATCATCGGCACAGGTAATTGTCAATCTCTCCGCTCTCGTACAAGCACATGGTTCGAGTGCAAGGTACGCTATGGGAAGACCCAGGAGGATGGAAGTGAAAAATTGGTAAACGAGTTGTATGTTGTTGATGCCCTCTCCTTCACCGAGGCAGAAGCAAGCATTATCGATAACATGGAAGTCTATGTATCTGGTGAACTTAAGATTTCCAACATCAACCCTGCCAACTACACCGAGATTTTCTTCTCTGGTAATGATGACGATGATCTTTGGTTCAAGGCTCGTTTAGCTTTCATCACTATTGACGATAAGAATAAGGAGAAGCGTACCTATGTCAACTACCTTATCCAAGCCAAGAGCATCGAGCGTGCCAAGCGCTATGTTGATGAAGTCATGGGCAAGACCATTATTGACTATGAGTTGAAGAGCCTCAGCGAGACCAAGATTTTTGATGTCTTCGAGCATGAGCCTTCCACTGATAACAAGCAGAAAGAGAAGGACGGTAAAACCGAGTAATCACTGACAATTCTTGCGCAATTTGGTTCTCAACAAGCTAAGTTGCGCAAGTTATCACTTTTTATCCTCATTTTTCTCGTACCTTTACCCACATTATTAATATATAACATCAATCAAATATGAAAAAGTTGAAACGTTTAATCATTTACCTACGCCTCTGGTTTATCCGCCAGATGGGTTACAATCTCTCATCCCTCCGTGAGGCAACCTGTATCGTTCCCGGTCAACTTTATGACCACTTTGGCCGTGTTGTCAGGGCTGTACCAAGTAAGATGCCTGCAACTGATAATGGAGACAGCAAAGATCAGGAAGAAGTGCCTGAACATTGTCTTCAGTGCGATCTGTACAACAAGCATATTCCTTGCTCCTTCAATCATCGCATGGCCAACGGCAACGACATCTGTGAGAATCATCATTTTGAAATCATCTGCCTCAACACTGGCAACATCTAAAGATTACTCATTATGGAAAAGCAAAAAACAAGATACAAACTCGATAAGAAAACCGGTCATCTTCTTGAAGTCCCTACTAAGAAGCAGGTTCGTGAAAACGTTAAGAAGATTCGTGAGGGAAAAGATCAGTTACCTCAATCTCCAGTCACGATACATGAGACTCAGGCAGAGAAAAACTTCAAAAAGGTCCAGAAGGTAATCGACCGCATGCACGCCAAGGCGAAACTGCCCGATTTTCTCTCCATGGCTCGACACAAGTTCCTCTCCACCGTCTGTGTCATCAATAAGCCGGGCAAACAGCGTAGCCTACTTCCTGATAAGAAAGGCCGCTTCGTTATGCTCTGCCATGGCAAGATGGCTAAAGTTTTCACGGCTGATGTTTGCCTTCTCGTCAAGATCCAGAAGTCAATCATCAAGAAACATGAAATAGCACCAGGTGGAGAAGTGACCACAGAGCATTGGCAGGATGGTAGCTGGAGTATCGTTCCATGCAGAGCAGACAAGAGTAATTACACCACCATTCAGGAGGTCCGTCTTCGTCCATGGTTCTTTCTCCACCGCTACTGGTATGAGATTTCCTTCGATGGCAGAGTAGAGCCAGCTATGATGCTGAACGATTACGGCCTCAACCCTACTCTTAGCAAGAAGCATTTCTATGTTACCAGAGAATACGTCAAAGTACGAAACCAGGATGCCGAAAACGATTATTTCCGTTTCTGGCTCCACAAACCTACAGATCATGAAGCAAACAAATGATGTCATTATTCTCAATCGTCCTCGCGTTCAGAAGCGAGGACTTGTCCTTAATCTGAATGGGCGTATCACTCTAAGGTCTAGTCCTTGCAAACTGCTGGATCTCCATCCAGGTGATAAGATTTGTTTCTGTTTCTATACGCCAAGTAAGCAGATGTATGTAATCAAGTCCACACCGGATATAGAAGCTAAAGATGTATGCATCAAACTGTCTGGCCGTAAGGGGCAGCTCCATGCCAGTAATGTTTCTACCGTCAGTTTCTTGCTTAGCTATATACCGAATATCCAGACTGGTACTAAGCAGATAGAACTGGTTACGGCAAATGAAACTATAAATCTCGATGTAGATGGCGTCAGTTGTCCAGCTTTGGCTATCGTCAACAGGGCCGACAGCGAGCATTGCCGATAGTAAAATATTAAACATTAAGAAATATGCAACAATCAATTAGATACAAAGGCCTCAGCCTCACTCCTGATGAAATGGCAGTAGAAAACGGTGCGCTATCCCTCTGCGGCAATCTAGAGCTGCATGATGGCGCATTGCGCCCTTCTATTGTCACAGGAACACCCCTCTCTCAGCCACTCACCATTAATGGTGTAGTGGCTAAGATTCTTTATGTACACGAAACTGGCAATTACCGCCATCTCATAGCCATAGCCTCATCAGCCATCTACTGGTTTCTTCAAGATGGATCTCTTGGCTCAACCACCCCTATCAAGTCCTTCGACTACGAAGCATCGGTTCTTTCCGTCAATACCATAGGCAATACGCTTATCATTGTAGCTACAGATGGGATTCACTATGCTTTATGGGTGGATGGTGGCTATAAAAATCTGCCACAAAAGCCTCCATTCGTAGAAATCACCTTTTCTATTTCCGATGATTATCCGGAGAATTACATAAATGGAGGTGTGGACGCTGAGGGAAGTATAAATGGTTTTCGTAAAGCTATCCAGCAAACAACCTACTCATGTAATGACGTTTTCAACACCGTAAAATTAACGCAAGAAGATTATGACACAAAAGAAAATGAATGTCTTAATATTAAAGAAAATAAGCAATCTGATATTACACAGAGCATCTATGCACTTATCAATCGAACGAACAATCTGATTGCTCGTAAAGGTCGTTTTTATGCTAATTTCTTTGTTAGATATTGCTATAGAATGTTTGATGGTTCCATGATTATGCACTCATCGCCTGTATTCATCCCTGTACAAGTTCCAGATAGTTACATTGTACTTTTACCAAATGCCTTGTTTTTAAAAGATGGAGTCATCAAACTGTCTGATAATTTAACACTTGCACGTGAGGATGGAAAGAACAATCCATCAAATGTAAATATTTCCAAAGTTGCATTCGTTTACTATCCCCGAAATGTAGATTTGAGATACGCCATACTGGACGCAAAACGTAATGAACTTGAAGAATGGAAAGATGTCATCAAATCGGTGGATGTATTTATTACTCCTCCAATTTCCAACGTTGATACATCTGAAAAAATTTCAAGCATCAGATCTAAACGAAGAAATTATGGACTTGGGAAAGGATTATTCTATTTAGGTATTGATCATAATTCACAAATATACACAGGTTTTAGTGTGTATTTCCCATCACTGAGTGAAGATGCCTATCGTAACAAATTAAAGAACACCTCTGCTTTCTACAAAGTCTGCTCGATGAAAATTTCTGATTTAACAAATTATACAACAAAGAAATTACCTGTAGACAAGAATGCAGTCTATCAGGTATCATTACAGGAACAGATGAAGGATGATTACAAAACTCATAACTCGCTCTTCGCACAAGGTGGATATGTCTATAACCACCGCCTCAATCTGTACGGCATGAAAGAGAAACTGTTTCAAGGATTCAGCGGCTATGTTATGCTACCAGGGCTGTACATTCTTAAATACGATGATAGTACGGATAACCAGAAATATAGGTACAAAATCCAGAAAATCGTAGTTAGCCTCAACACCACTTCCGGAACGAAATATGTTGAAAGTAGCGACAAATTCTTCTCTCGTCAGGATATTGATGTCTTCATGATCAGTAACCTTGTCAAGTTCTACCCGGATTCCAGAGCTGATAAAATGGCTATCTTCTGTAAGGATTCTTCTGATAATGATGTCATCTTCGTCTTCCCTCTGGAACAATGCGCTGAACTGAATGGAGCCATGCACATGGGTGACTTCACCGACAATTTCGAGCAATATAAGGTCGATTCGTTTGATTATGCAGTTGATGATGTCGTGGAACTATCCAATAAGATCTACACCTCAGAGTCTGATAATGCCTTCTATTTCCCATTAAACGGAATCAATACCGTAGGTATCGGAACCATACAGGGAATTGCCTCCACCACGCGTGCGCTCTCTCAGGGACAGTTCGGTCAATACCCTTTGATGGCATTCTCTACCGATGGTATCTGGGCGATGGAAGTCTCTTCCAAAGGCACTTATAGCAGCATCCACCCAATTAGTCGTGAGGTTTGCAGCAATCCGAAGTCTATCACTCAGCTAGACCAGTCCGTGCTTTTCGCAACCAACCGCTCAATCAGTCGCATAGCAGAGTCACAGGTAGTTTCCATGTCCGATGTCTTAGATGGTCCCGGCTTCAATATCTCAGGTACTCTAGGAAAGTTCCTCAACTTCTTCAATGATGCTGAGGAGGATAGCGAATCTGTCAAGACTATCAAGGCTCAGATGCGCCAACTCATAGATTTCACCTCTTCGCCAATAGAGTTCTTCCAGCGTTGTCAGGTCATCTATGACTATAAGAACTCTCGCATCTTCTGCCTGGATGTTACACAGACGAGTAAGACCTCTACGGCTGATACGGTGGCACTCTGTTATTCTGTCAAGGATAATGCCTGGAGTACTTTTCTTATACAGAACGTGCTCACGGCAATCAATTCATACCCACACCCCTACATACAATATAGGGATGGCAGCGTGATGGTGCTCGATAAGGGTTACGATTACGAAGATACAACAGAGTATCACGGCATCATCGTTACTCGTACCTTGAAGTTCGATGAAGATAACGTACCTGATTCCATTACAGGCTATATCCATTCCCTCACGTCTGGCAGCATACCAATAATGTGGTTATATGGTAGCAATGATAATCAGAATTGGCATTACATCGGTCGCTTGGGCGGTATGAAGTCCAGCTACATGGCTACTCACAGCTATCGTTTCTTCCGAATCGCCCTATACCTGAAGATGAAATCCATGAATCAATACTTTGCTACGCGCCTCGAAATCATCAGGCGTTTTAGCAAGTTCTAGCAGAAAAACCACCGTTCCATGGCATTCTAAGCCATGTCAAAAAAAACAAGAGCCTTCGCAAATCAGGAGTAATCCCGAAGCGAAGGCTCTTTCCATAAACACACCTAAAACAAAAGAAGAAAAAAAAGTTTCATTAAGTAAAGCCACCGTTCCAGGCGATTCTATCGCCTGTCCCCAATAGCCTCTTATGTAAAGCTCGGCCGTCTCAAAGTATAATTATCCCGGCTCAGCAGGTTGCTCTTAATATTATTGAAGTCTGCTGTAGCACTATTCCCATACTGTCCAGCCTTGTCTGCATACTGATCCTGCAAAAATTGGCTCATCGTATAGTCAACCATATACCGGTGCATATTGCTCTTAAGCGCATCCGTCACAGCCACATTCCAGTTCGGAATCTCCAGTTTCAGGGTAACAGTCTCATAGATACTTTCCTCCCGATCATTACCAGCCTTATTCACGGTAGTAGTCACTTCCTCATCTTCCTGTCCGATGATGCTTGTGGTCACTACCTCCGTCCAAGTTCCGTTCTTGTTATCGGTGTACACATACTTTCTTGTACCCTTCACCAGTCGTTCCAGATTGTTGTTATCCTCCACTCTACCTGATGTCAGATAACGCTGAGCTGCAACCTTGATATTGCCGATGGCTTCTGTTACTGCGCGATTAATAATGCTGCGAGTCTCTTTACTGTCAGGGCTTTCGATAGTGGCTCTGATGTCCTTCTGGGCATCATCCACCAGTCCCTGGCTCAACACATAGCATCGAGCCAATATGTCATTGCATAGCTGCTCCATGCTAAAGTTCAAAGTAATTAGTTTACTATCCATATTTCGAAATATTTAGATGATTAATAAATCTACCTCAGTTCATAAGGCGGCCTACCTCCGCTCCAGTCTACATGATCATGATGGAAGTGTTGAGAAACGAAGTCCTGATTACGCTCTGATCCTTTCAGCCCTCTCTGCTCATCCTTGTCTACCGCATCCTCATTTCGAGCCTCAGCATCAAGAGTATTGCCATCCTTTACTGTTGCATCAGAGCCTCTAGCCTCAGCATCCAAAGAATTGTCTTCCTTGCCTACACCGTCCGAAGTTCTTGCCCAAGCAGATTGCTCATTCATCTGTTTATCAGAATCATCCTCGCTTCTCGTTGAAGTAGAAGAGGAAGAAGCATCCTTTTCCATTTCATCCACTCCCCTTCTCTCTGTAGAAGAATATCTATGATCCTTTACAACAGCATCAGAACCTCTGGCAACAGCATCAACTGCCGAAGACCCTTCTTTCTCTGTATCGTCAGCAGTTCTTGCAGCCTCAGCAAAGCTAAAGTCTTTCTTTAACAAAATCTCCTTAATTGCGTCAAGGTCACTCGCTCCCATACTGGCATAGTCCGTATGGTTCATATCCGGGAAATCGCTCAGCCATCCGGCAAGGATAGCATGAACCAGATAGTTCTGTATTTGGTTCGTCAGAACCCCACTTAGTCTAGGAGGCCAAGAAACCAAAGTCTTGATGGTAATTGAGAAATCATCAGCCAGTGCCTGTAGGTCAAACTGCTGTGTGGTCGAAGAAGAGAATCTTGCCAAGAAGTTTTCCAAGTCGGTTATCGCCTCCCGATAGTATATATCCAGTTTCGCTTCCTCGCCATCACTCGCCCAGACGGTCTGAAAGTCCACCTCCGGGTTATGCTGCGCAATCGTGGCAGATAGTCCCTCTACCACGCCCATCACGCTCTTTTTCACTATTTTTATAGTTATCGTTTTCATAAGCCTTATTTCTTTCTATGCCACAACCAAATCAGCAAACCTATCACTGCAACTACCAGGGGCCAGATGATCTTGGCTGTATACTTCCCCAGGGTAATATACCTCTGTTCTGCCTTGCTCAGTTCTCTACTCAATACATGGATAGAGTCCTGCTTTAACCGAATCAGACTGTCCTTTTGCACGATCAAGAGTTGATATTTATCCACCTTCTTACTCATAGTAGAGATAGAATCCTGTAGCTTCGTCACCTCTTTAGTGTCTCTATGGGTCACAACAGAGTGCCAACTTTCTGTTTTGATAGGCTTTCCGTTCTGGTCTACAGTGGTCGAAGTACTATCCTTTGTATGAGTTGTCTCCTTGGTCGAAGTCTCATGCTCCCGGTTACGGTATGTAGCCATCTGCTCGAAGGCTGATATAAACCGCTCCTGCCAACTGGCATCCAAACCTTTGCTCACAGTGTTGTCTGTGATATAATGCTCCTGCATCACGGTTTTCGTCTTGCAGCTCGTAAGGAAGAGTACAGAGAAATAAGCTATCCATACAAACAGATAGATAATTAAATGTTTTGATTTCATAAGCTATGAGATATTGAGTGCTCGCTTTGACCTTTTCAAATACTCCTCGCATTCGTCCAGACCATTATAGCCACCGTTAATTTTCCGTCTGATTGCTTTCAGATTATCCTCGTCAGCCAATTCATTGCATCCGAAAGTATCGAATATCCACATCGAGGAACGTGTGGCACCAAGAGGCTGCTCCAAGAGGTCGGGCTTCTTCACTACATCATAGCCACAATATCCGGCATACTTTCTGTAGTTGGCTCGCCCTGTTATCTGTATCAGCCCACGCCCCTTATACCTTACACCATCACCCTTATGGGTGTTACCAAGGTCTTTTCTTCCCTCATACGCCTTTCCGCTGGCAATCTCCTTGGTATATCTCAGTTCACCACTTTCATGTGCAATTTGAGCCAAGTAGTGCGCCCATCTCAAAGGCGTGTTTATTTCAAACTCCTCGGCAAATCGGTTCAGGTATGGCAGAAACTTCTCTGCCCTCTTCCCTGCGTTAGGCATTGCCATCAGCAACTGCTCTAATCTGATTTCCTTCATTTCCATTTTCTTTATTGTTTTTATATTCTTGATACTTCTTAAACATCGGAAACTTCTCCACAAATCCAAGTGTAAGCGCATAATAAGCATATTCCACAAGTTTATAAAATGGCGTATCAGGCACTAGCATCCGTCTCAGGTTCTTCAATATGTTGGTCGTGAACAGATAGGTTGCAGCTATACACACCCACTTCACGCAAAACAGAGCCTCAGTATCCGAATGCAGAAAGTGACCGATAATAAACAATGCAGCCACCGTCACAAAGAACACCGCACAACAGACAAAGAACATTCCGAATTTCTTCCAGCTCCATTCTTCACCGTTAAACACTGCAGCCACGATGCCGAACACCAGGTTCAGCCCAAATAATACCATCATGGCAATCATAAAATCCCTGATGGGAACCAGCAGACTCAGAAAAGTCCATATCGTCCCAATTAAGTAACCTCGAATATCATTCATTTTCTTTTTCATTTTTCCGTCCCAACTCCGTTATGGAAACGATGCAAATTTAAGCCATCATTCCCGATTCTCTGTGATAAATTGCGCAACTTCTAACGAAAAAAGAGAACACAAGCCCATTTTCCGCCTGCATTCTCTTCTTCTGATAGTTTTCTTTTATATATCTTAGGTCATTATGGAATTTCCCACAAACTCAACATTCAACACTCAACATTCAACATTTCAATGGTTGAAGTACCCCCAAGCCTTACAATGCCCATAAGGATTATCATCGTCCCTCAGCCAGTTCACGGCTAGATCCACCATCCGGTCCATCATCTGCTCCTCGCTGTCCTCCGGGAACCATTTCTTCATCAGATTATAGTTGTCAGAGTAGATCATGTTCAGAACCACGGCAAAATCCCATTGGTTGTAAGGTCTGATCTCGTCCTTCACCGTCTCATAGATCTCCTGAGTCTTAGCTGCGGTATAGTAAGGAGCACGATGTTCTACCTCCTTGTCATCCTCAAACACCATCTTCTTGATCTGAGCCTCAGCAAAGAAGTCGTTAAAGTGGCCGTTACCCACAACCCCATAAATCTCCTTATAGAGTTTCAGAAGGTCATTTTCCTCTGCGTGCATGGCTACAAACTTGCCGATAATCTTGGTTACCTTCACCATCTGCTCTGGTGTGGCGTCACTCTGATATTTCGTTATAAGTTCTACTAAGTTCATATCATTCTTGTTTTTGTGATTTGACAAATTTGAAAATCTCGTCCAACTTGTTCTCCATCTGGTCGAGTCTTTCATTGGTTTTCTGCTGGTCACGAAACGTTGTGTCCAACTCTGAGAGAAGTTGATCACAGTCCTTTACGGTCTGCTCGAAGTCCGGCATCTTATTGATGATGTCATTGGCTTGGTTCTTCAATGCGTTTACCTCGTTGATGATACTCTCCTTACTACAGGAGATTACAAGGGTGTCACTGTATGCTGTTTGCTCAGTATCAACTACCGAATAGGTTGACTGCTTTCCGTCTTCCGTCTGAACATTCACCTTCACGTTCATGGTGCCAAAATTTGGCATGCCAGGCATCTGTGGCATCATGTTGGGTTTGCTACCACTAATATCAGGGCTTGGAGTATTCATCACTTTACCCTGCTTGAATTTTCTAGTCGCCCGGTCAAACAAAAAGACCGGGAAACCTGCCTTTAAATCTTTAAATATCATAATCGTATCTTTTTAAATGGATAATGCGAGGGAAACGATGGCTAACAAACCATCCACCATTTCCCCCTATAATACTAAGCAGTAGTCAATGCTACGGTTAGACTGTCAAATATGCTCAGGCCTCTAGCCTTTCCGCATACCACATCGTTAGCCTTTTGCGTTCTGCCTACACTGGTGATGGTCACAGCCGTTGGCAGAGCTGTCTGCCCTTGGAAGGCTGCTACCCATCTTTCCGTGTAAATCAACGGCTGTGCTCTCATCATGTTTTTGTTGCCTGTTACAGGCGTAATGATGGAGATAGTTGCCACGATAGGCACAAACACCGTTGTACCGTTCAGGATAGGCTGCTCATAACTGTAGGTTATGCTTGCCTGTGGCTGCACATTACCATTCACGCAATAAGGTCTGCAAAGCTTCTCATTGTAAGTAGCTAAGACTGAAACTTGGTTGGCTACCAATGCTGTAGTAGCCAAACCCACTGGAGAAATCTTGTTCATACCACTACGCTTCTGTTTCATTCTTTACTTTTTTACTGATAGCCACCTGCTACACCTGCGCCACATCCGCAACCGCCATTCATCAGATTGGCAAGGTAGATGTTCTGCTGCAGCTGTGAGTTCTTGAACTTCAAGTCCTGAATCTCGTTTGCTTGCTCCTGGCTCCAATGACCTGTCAAGGTGTCAATAATACGCTGGGTGTTGTTCTCACCTGCACGGATGATGTCACACTTGTCTTGCTGCATCTGGAAACCGAGGTTCGAAGCTGCTCTTTCTATACCAGTGTTGGTATAGCTAAAGCCCTGCTGCATCTGGTTAACGATGTCCTTCTGGCCCATCTGGTTCTCATAACCCATACGGATAATGTTCTGCTGCGTCTGGCAGCAGCAATCCTTAAGCGCAATTGTCATCTGCAAGTTACCCTGCGAAATAGCGTTGATTACTCGCTCTGCCGAGTATCCTACCTGACCGCCAAGCTGCTGGATGCCTGCCTGGATGCCACAGATAGAGTTCTGCAAGGCGTTGAAGTCACAGTTCAGATTGCTTGCCAACATCTTAAGGTCGTTGCCGTTACCCTGGATGGCACCCATCAGCAAGTTGCTATTCTGGTTGTCTGCCATCTGGTTGCGCAAACTCTCGATTTGACCCTGAATCTCCGCACGCTGCACGTCTGCGCCATTGTCACGATTGTTCCAGTCTGCACCATACATATAGCGCATCATGCCCATCATCATCATGTAGGCGAAAGGATTGTTCCACATATCATCATCGTCACGGTTACGCATCATAGCCGCCATTGCCAAAGGATTGCTGTCACGATTTGCCATCGCTCCAAGCAAACCACCCATCATTGCATCGTTGCAACAAGAGGTAGTCTTAATTACTTCTTCTGCCATAATTCCTAAAGTAATAAAAGTTGTACATTTTGTTTATTCACACATGTAATCGATTACGGCAGCAAAGTTATCCCAAAATATCTACATGTTTCATAACTCTATCAAACATTCTTTTAGTGGCTGATTTCCAATGATTTAAGGTGACATAGACCCATATCAAAAAAGAGAAGCCTCATCAGCTTCTCTTCATTATTCTGTTATTTACCCATAAAATAAGTAATGATGGTTCCAGCAATCGCTATCACATTGATAAATGTTAGCCACGCAAACAACCACTTCTTGCGTTTATAATCTCCTGTCCACCAAACAAAGATATTAAACGAAACGCTCAACATTATAATGATAGCACACTCTACAAATAAAAATGTTACCATATTCATATCGCTTATCCGTGTTGCGATAGGGCTTAGTTCTTGTTTCTTTTCTGTCTTTTCTTGATAAACTCCTTAACGTCCCATTTCTTGAAGAAATGGCTATGGTCCCCAGCGTTCCCCACGCTTTCCAGCTCCCCGTCAGCGATAGCCCTTCTTAGGGTAGATTCGCTGATATGCGCCTCCTTCTTCACCTGTCCAGCAGTCATCATTGGGTTGAGAGCATACGGCAGATAGTTCTCACAAAGGTCTTCTATCTCATCGCTACTCATTCCGCAAGCAGTTACCTTCTCCCCTCTCTTCTCTTG